CCTGTCATAGGTAACTTCGTTTCTTTTCCAGCTGAAATATTAAGAACAGGTGCAACTTCTGTAGCTATGTCTTTAAAAAGTATTATGTCTTCACCCAACCCTAGAATAAGAGAAATGGCTTACAAACAATTGATAGGTGGTTACATTGCAATACAAGGTTTAGGAAAAGGAGCAACTACAGTAGCTAACTATTTAACAGGTGCTAAAGAGGAGCAATGGGATGCATACGGTCGTTCAGGAGCTGCACCTTGGGATCAAAACTCTAATCTAATGGGTATTGAACCATGGAAAGATGGAGAATCAGCAGCTATTAATATGTCATACTTTAGTCCTTATGATGTTTTACAAAGACCACTTGAAGCATTTATAACAATGGCTGACAAACAAAATATAGCGCCAGAAGATATTGATGATTACGTAATGAATCAATTTTTTTCTGAAAGAGGACCTGTGATGGAACTGTTACAACCGTTTCTTTCACCAGCTATTTACTATGAAAGAATACAGGATGTTAATAGTGGTAATTTTTTATCTGCAGGACGTGGTGGTAGAACAGCAGAAGGAAACTATATTTATTCTCCTGCCGATTCGTTAGAAGATAAATTTAATAAATCTCTTGTTCATATTATTAAAGGAGCAGAGCCTGGTTTAATATCAACAGGTAGAAAAATAAAAGATGCGTTACAAGGTAATGTTACTGGAAAAGGTAAGCTAGCAAAACTTGGAGATGAACTTACGGCTTTGTTTACAGGAACTAGAATTATTAGAATAGATGTTAAAAACGATTTAAAATTTATGGCTTCTAACACTAATAGACTTTTAAGGGCAACAGACGAAACAGAAAAATTTTATAAATCTAAAGACTATGTTAACAGACCACCTTCTATAATGGTAAATGAGTTTGAAAAAATGCAAGATGAAGCTTTTAGAATACAAAGAGATTTGTATATGGAAATAAAAGATTTTGAAATGTTGGATCTTGATATTGATACGATAGCTGACATTTTAAAAAAAGCTAAAATTAATAAAAAAATAGTTAATAATTTAGTGGATGGTATTTTTACTCCGATAAATTATTCAAAACCTAGGTTTGAAAGTAAAGTTAAAGTTTTAGAAGGAGTTACAGAACAAAAAAATAAAAATAGTAAAAATTTTATTTATTCTTTAAACGAAGATTTTGTTTTTCCAAAAGATGAATTAGACGAAGTAAAAGAAGATTATGAAGATAAAGAATTTTTTCCTAATGGCTATGAGCCGGCTGAAGCTAGAGCTATAAGAGATGCAAGAGGGAATATTGTGTATGATGAAAGAGGTAACATTAAAAGTGAACCTAGTTTCTTAGATAAAGTTGTACCAAAAATTAAAAACTTAGTTGTGCCAGGAAGTCCATTTAGTCAAGCACCTTCTCAAACACCTTTACCAGAAACACCAGGTGTAGAGGCAAAACAATTTGTATCTAACACAAACGTTTCACCAACAGGATTAAGTGCAAGTGACAATGCTTATTTAACTAACGAAGAAAAAACAATGAGACTTAAAAACAGAGGAGTAGTGTAGTGTTGAATAATGCTTTACAAAAAATAGAATCACATGAGAAGCTATGCAGAATTATGCAGAAGCAAACTCGTGATAAGATGTATCAATTAGAGAATCAAATTACTAGAGTAGAAAGAATATTACTGGTGTCAATGGGTGCAATTATTACAGGTATGGGTGGAGTTATAATAGTGCTACTTGAAAAACTGTAGCCGCCATACGTTAGTCCTACATTTTATTGGATTAAATCCAGTCTTTTAACTCTTCATTCATTACTTGTGAAGCAATATCTACTTTTTTACGTAAAGCTTTAACAATTTTTTCATCAACTGTGTTTTCAGCAATAATATCTACGTAAGTCATTGAGTTTTTCTGACCTATTCGATCTATTCTAGCTTCGGATTGAAGTCTTTTTTCTAAGTCATAACCATTAGAGTAGTAAATCATTGTAGATGCACCAGTAAGTGTAATTCCATACCCACCTGTCTGTGGTGTACCTACTAAAAATCTAATTTTACTTTCAGGGTTTTGTATTTCTTTAATTGCTTTTTGTCTATCTTCTGTAGTTGTGTCACCAAAGTAAGTCATTACAGAACCAGGGTATTCTTCTTCAATTGCTTTTACAATTGTAGCTATATCATGACGATAGTGAGCCCAGATAACAGCTTTACCTTCAATTTCTTCTAATACATTCATCAACTCACTTGTACGATTGTTTTTAATTTCTTGTACTTTGCCGTCATCAGAAACAAAATGACCACATGTAATCTGTTGCATTCTCATAAGTTGCACAATAACATTTACTGTAGTTGTTAATTTACCATTTAACTCAGCAAGAGCTAATTTTTTCATTTGTTTGTAAACTTTGTCTTGTTCTGGTGTAAGCTGAATAATTCTTTTCATAAAAGTTTTAGGGGGTAGATCTAAACAATCGTCTTTTAATACACGATAAGAAAATTCTGTTATCTTATTAGATAATTCAGGTAAATTTTTGTAACCTTTTATTATCTGTACTGAACGACCACCAAAATGCGCTGTCTTCATTTCTGCATATCTATTACGAAAAGCATAATAAGAACTAAAGTCTAATAAAAAAGGATCTAAGAAATAACACTGTGTAAACAGATCAAGAGGAGATTTAGTAACAGGTGATCCTGTCAAAATTCTTCTGTACTTAGAATGGCTAGATAAACTTAATATATTTTTAGTTCTTTTTGCAGAAGGGTTTTTAATAGAAGTAGATTCATCAATAGCTGTCAATGTTTCGTGGCAACGTAAAAACTTTAAGGCAAAATCAAGGCCTTTTTTTGTTGAAAATGCTTCTACATTCATTATTAAAATATGTAGTTCTTCACCTGTTTCAAACAAAGTGTTTAATTTTTTTTCTTGTGTTTTATTAATCATAGCCTGCCATAGAACCATTTTTTTATCTATGTGGTCTACTAAATGTGTAGGTATTTCAGAGTCCTGCCAATTTTTATAAACACCTTTAGGTGCTATAATTAATGCTCCATTAATTTTACCCTTATCATAAAGCATAGCTATATTGTCTATTAATACTTTTGATTTACCTGTACCCATCTCCATAAAATAAGCATATGCTTTTTTATTACATGATTTTTCTAATGCTTCTATTTGATGAGCATAAGGTTTAGTTTTAAATTTATAATCCATATTATTTCTTCTTTCTGGTTGACACCATATATAAAATAAAGTAAAAGTCAAGCATGAAAGTAAATGAAGACATAATAAAATCAGATGATCCTATAGTTTATTTATTACAAGAAGTACCTGGTACTAAAATTGGTAGACCAAAATACAATATTATTGGTGCACAAAAGTTTGGTGAAATAAAAGTTCTTTTAAGTGAGGACACACAAATAATTAGAAGTCCAGGACCAGTAATTTATAGAATAAGAAGATTGTTAAAAAATTTTTCAGATAAGGATTATTTATTGTTATCTGGAGATCCAAAAGTTATTGCTTTAGCAACAGCCATAGCTTGCGAAATAAACAATGGAAAGTACAAAACATTAACTTGGGACAGACAAGAAAAAATGTATTACTCAACTCCATTTAACATACATGAAAGAGGAGAAATAAATGAATGAGGAAAAACTACAAAAGATGTTTATTGAGGATGCACCTCAAGACGTAAATAATTTAACTGGTGTAGAAAGTTTATCTGACCTAGTTATACAACTACAAAAACTAGAAGATGACATCTTAAAAGATGAGGAACATCTAAAGTTAAAAAAACAAAAAGCAGACAAAATTTCACAGATAGCTATTCCAGAAATAATGGAAGCATTAAAAATGAAAACTATGAAATTAGCAGATGGTTCTGCAATAGAAATTAAAGAGATATATAGCGCAAGTATTCCTGTAGCAAATAAGGAAGGCGCTTTTAACTGGCTTCGAGACAACGACTTAGGTGATCTTATTAAAAATGAGATCACAGTTTCCTTTGGTCGTGGCGAAGACAACAAGGCGAGCGAATACGCAAACCTTGCAAAAGGGAATGGGTTCGAACCAACCCAAAAGTTGAAAGTCGAACCTATGACCCTTAAAGCATTGTTCAGAGAACGTTCTGAGAAAAACGAAGAACTTCCGTCTGAACATTTTAACCTGTTTAAGGGAAACAAAACAAAAATAACAAGGAGCAAATAACATGAGCGAAGAAACAAGAGACGTGGCAAACAAACAAGGCGGTGCATTAGCAACTTTGGACTTTGTTGCAGACTCAGGAATGGGTCTTGAAAACATTGACAAAGGTGATCTTGCGTTACCTTTTCTGAAATTACTACAAAGTGGTTCAGATGAACAAAAAAAGAAACATGCTAAATATGTAGAAGGCGCAGAAGCCGGTATGTTTTACAATACAGTGACAAAAAAACTGTATAATGGAGAGAAGGGAATAGAAGTTATTCCTGTGTTCTACAAAATGACTTACCCTGAATGGGCACCTTTTGAAAGAAGCGAAGGTAGACCAATCAGTAATGATAGGGGTCCAGGAGTTATGGCAGAAACAACTCAAAATCAAAATAACAATAAGGATGTGCTAAAAAATGGTAACGAGATTATCAAAACAGCAAATCATTTTGTTATCATTAACGGAGACAGACCTGAAAAAGCTTTAATGACTATGAAGTCTACTCAGTTAAAAGTCAGTAGAGGATGGAACTCTCAAATGGAAGATCAATTTGAGATAGATCCTAAAACTGGCAAGTCTGTACCGGCACCTATGTTTTCAAGAGTATACAAACTAAAATCTGTTGAAAATGCAGGAAGCAATTTTAATTGGCATGGTTATAACATAGACATGTTAAAAAAAGTTGATGATGCTGGTCTTTACCAAATGGCCCGTGATTTTCACAATTCTTTAAAAAACTCGCAGCAAAAATCTGCCACAGTTTCAGAGGAAAATAAATCAAATTACTAGTTTCTCGTAAGAGAAATATGGGCGGTGATAGGGAGACTGAAGCCGCCCGTAATAAGGGATCAATATGGTTAATGAATTTATTAAATTATTTACTGGTTATGAAGGTGATTTTGGTATTGCCGACATGTCCAAAACTTCTTTAGATACTAGCAAAAATAAAATAAAACCTAATTACGAATGGGCAGGAAGGCCTGTATCTTCTATTGATTATAAGAATCATTTAGAAGGTAAAATTTCTATTGGTATACAACCCTGTAGATTAAATAAAACAGTGCAATTTGGTTGCATAGATATAGATCCACCAGACTATGGTGAATTTAAAGTAGAAGAATATTTAGCATTATTTGAACAGTATAAGCTACCTTTAATACCTATCCTTTCTAAGAGTGGAGGTTTGCATTGTTATTTATTTTTAAAAGAACCCATACCTACAATAGATTTAATAGAGGCATTTAAATCTTTTTTACTTCCTCTAGGTTTATCTTCTACTACAGAAGTTTTTCCAAAACAGAAAGAATTAAAGGAAGATGATAAAGGAGATATTAAACCAGGTAATTTTATTAATCTACCATATTATAATAATGGTAATTCTACTAGATATGCTGTAGATAAGAATAATTCTAAACTATCATTAGAGCAGTTTATACAATTAGCTAATGAATCAAAAATAGATAAAACAAAATTAAGTGAACTAGTTGCTAGTACATACAAAGATATCCTACTAGGAACTAATGAAGAGTTTGAAGATGGACCACCTTGTCTGGCTTTGTGTTCTAAAAAAAAATTAAGCGATGGTAGAGATCGTTTTATGTATAACTACATGGTTTTTGCAAAAAAGAAATACAAAGACAAATGGCCAGATCAAGTAGCAAAAGCAAATTATAATTATTTAGAGGACCCTTGGGATAAATCAAAACTAGACAGTAAAATAGCTGCATGGAAAAAAGACACAGCAGGTCATACTTGTTATGAAGAACCTATACAATCTAAATGTATGCGTACGTTATGTTATTCCAAACCATTTGGTATAAAATCAGACGGTGTTACTACATTTCCAGACATAAAAGATTTTGCAATTATAAAATACTCAGATCCAGAATACAGATTTAATATTGTAATGCCTAATGATGACAATGTTGAGGTTACAGTGCCTAATACTAAACTTATGACTAATCAAAAAGATGTTTTAAATTTTGTGTGGGAACAGACAGGAATATATTTTGAGCCATTAAAACCAAAAGATTGGAGATCTAAATTAACTTTACTAAGAAACAATTGCCAAGAAATTACACCGCCTGCAGGAACACAGATAGCAGATAGATTAAAAGAAGAACTATATCAATATTGTGTTAATGGTCCACAAGCTATGAAAAGAAGTCAAATTAATAGTGGTGCATGTCTTACAGAAGAAACATATCATTTTTTTAGGTTTGAATCTTTTATCGAGCATCTAGGGACTAATTGGAAAATTCCAGAAGAGAGAATTGCACAGAAACTAAAAGAAAAATGTTCTGTAGAATTTGGACATTCATTAAATATAGATGGCAAAACATTAAAAGTATGTAGGGTATCACAGCTGCATTACAAAAGAATAGAACACAAATTAACAGATAGAGAAAAGTCTAATTACTAATGAGATATAAAGTTATAGGACCGCCAGGAACCGGCAAGACGTATACACTTTTAAATGAAGTAGCAAACTATGTTAACAAAGGCATACCATTAGATAAGATAGGTTATTTTTCTTTTACACGTAAAGCTGCAAACGAAGCAAGAGATAGATTTTTAAAAACAAACCCTACGTTAGATAAAAAAGATATAAGATATTTTCAAACGTTACACTCATTAGCATTTACTAGATTAGGTTTAAAAGAAGAGAATGTTATGCAAGAAGGTAATTATAAAAAAATAGGTGAGACATGTGGTGTGCAAATAAAATATGCAGCCTACGAAAAGAATGAATGGAATGGAATATTTACATCAGACAGTGAGTATTTAGGTTTAATAAGTTTAGCAAGAGTAAAACAAATTAGTGTATTAGATCAATATAATTTGAACGAACATCTTGGTAAAATTCAAAGAGATAAATTAGAGGCAATAGACAAAGAAATAAACAACTACAAAACTATTTATGGTTTAATTGATTACACAGATATGTTGGATAAATGGTTAGGATCAAAAGGAACAGCACCTCAATTTGAAGTTATATTTGTAGATGAAGCACAGGATTTATCTTTAATACAATGGTCTATGATAAAAAAATTAGAAGAAAATTATTGTAATGATGTATGGATTGCAGGAGACG